AATGGCAACTAATAAACCATTAAGAGAAATAATCAAGGAAGAGTATGCTGAGTGTTTGAAGTCACCTTCATACTTTATGAAAAAATACTGCAAAATTCAACACCCTACACTGGGTACTATTCCATTTGCATTATACGAGTTTCAATCAAAGACTCTTGAAAGTTTTCGTGACGAGCAGTTTAATATCGTATTAAAAGCAAGACAAATGGGTATATCTACACTTGTTTCTGGATATGCATTGTGGTTAATGACCTTTTTCACAGATAAATCTATTTTGTGTATTGCTATCAACCAAGAAACTGCAAAAAACATTGTTACAAAAGTAACTCATATGTCTGAGCATTTGCCAAGCTGGTTAAAAAGTGAATGTACAGAAAAAAACAAACTTAGTATGCGGTTTAAAAACGGAAGTAATATTCGTGCAGCCTCAAGCAGTGTAGATGCTTCTCGTTCGTCTTCATTGAGTTTACTTATCGTGGACGAGTGTGCGTTTATTACAAACATGGAAGATATATGGACTGCATCGCAATCTACAATTACAACTGGTGGTCGTTCTATTCTGCTATCTACTCCAAATGGTATCGGTAACTTTTTCCACAAAACTTGGGTTGGGTCTATGGACGGATCTAACGATTTTAATCCAATAAAACTACATTGGAATTTACATCCTGAACGTGGACAAGAATGGAGAGATCTACAAACTAAAGTTCTTGGTGAGAAAGAGGCCGCACAAGAATGTGATTGTGACTTTATTAGCAGTGGTCGTTCGGTTGTGGATGCAAGTTTAATAGATTGGTATAAATCTAATATGATGAAAGAACCTGTTGAAAAACGAGGTGCGAATAAAGAATATTGGATTTGGGAATATCCAAATCATAACAAAGATTATGTGGTGGCTGCCGATGTTGCTCGTGGTGATGGACGTGACAAAAGTGCGTTTCATGTATTTGATGTAGAAAATGTAAGACAAGTTGCTGAATTTAAAGGAGAAGTTGAAACCAAAGACTTTGGTAATTTGTTGGTAGCAGTTGCAAGTGAGTTTAATGGAGCATTGTTAGTGGTGGAAAACGCCAATATTGGTTGGGCAGTATTGCAACAAATTATAGACAAAGGATACAATAATTTATATTACACGCAACGGGATTATCAATATATAGATGAATTTTCGCAACATACAAATAAACTAAATCGTATGGAAAAAAAGCAAGTTCCTGGGTTCACAACCTCTATAAAGACTCGTCCACTTATTATCAGCAAAATGGAAAGTTATGTTCGTGAAAAGGAAGTAGAAATATTTTCGGAAAGAACTCTTGATGAGTTATTTACATTTGTGTGGCAAGGACAAAGAGCAGAAGCAATGCAAGGATATAACGATGACTTGGTTATGAGTTTATGTATTGCATTGTGGGTACGTGATACCGCATTGAGATTTAGAAATGAAAACGTTCAAACTCAAAAGTCATTATTTGACTATATGGGAAGTACAACAAACATGGGTGCAGGTGAAAATTTTCTTAACTCTGGATTGAAAACTAATCCATATGAAATGAAAAATCCACATGGTGGTACAGAAAGTTTAGACTGGTTATTAAAATAGGAATTGAAATTATGTATAACGCAAAAATATTATTTATATCATTATTTGTTTTATTATTTACAAGTTGTAATAATAAAAAACTATTACCTAGTTCTGTTACCTACACCGAGTCAAAATATGTTTCTTTTGATAAAATTGAAAATGATATTAATAAAATAGAAATTGGTAAAACTACCAACAACGATTTATTAAATATGGGAATTGATTTGGAAAATATGGCAAATGTTAAACGATTAACTTATCTTGATATAATGTCTAAATTTAAATTAGATAGTCCGTCAAGATATACTTTATTTAATAATATAGATTTACCTCAAGGAGTTATTACAAGTTTAGCTGCTCGTGAAAAATTAAAAGCATATGAAGTAAATTTAGAACGAATTGTTAAACAACGAGAGGGTAGTTATTTACTTGATGCATTAAATTTTAGAAAAAATACTCATATAACAGGATGGAAGTTTTCTTGTTTAATAATGATTGTAGAAGGAACCGTTGAATATGTTTTATATTCAGGTGAGAAAAATATAGATAAATTGGAAAAACAAAAGAACCCACTTGGACCTTTTCAAGGATTTGATGGAACTGATGTAATAAATGCAGCCAGTGAGTTGAAATAAAATATATTTAATTGACAAGTCTATATATTCTAAATAAACTTATATCCAAGCAAAATTAGATAAAGTATTATGGCAGACGAAAGCAGAACAAAAAAAATATTTAGTGGACTAAAACGTTTATTTTCAACAGATGTTGTGGTTAGAAATGTAGGTGGAAAGAAACTTAAAGTTGTTGATACCGATAAATTACAATATAAAACAAATAAAGGTGATAGGTATGGTCGTATGCATACATTGTATAGTGATTATGCAAGTAAGTATAATAGCATAGGTTTTGAAACTGCACGACTAGAATTGTTCGCAGACTATGATACAATGGAAAACGATCCTATCATTGCAAGTGCTTTGGATATATATGCCGACGAATGTACTACACGCAGTGAGTTCGGTGATGTATTAAGAATTACTAGTTCTGATTCCAATATTAAAGGAATTTTAGAAAATTTATTTTATGAAATACTAAATGTAGAGTTTAACTTGTGGGGATGGACTCGTAATATGTGTAAGTATGGAGATTTTTATTTAAATTTAGAAATTCAACCCGAATATGGAGTTTTAAATGTAAAACCTGTATCTACGTATGAAATGACACGACTAGAAGGATTGGATCCTGAAAATCCAAGTTATGTACTTTTTAAACAAGAAGGAGAAGTTAAGGCTCAATATGAAAATTATGAAATAGCTCACTTCAGAATGCTTGGAGATAGTAATTTTCTTCCGTATGGAAAAAGTGTAATTGAACCTGCTAGGAGAACTTGGAAGCAACTTCAACTTATGGAAGATGCTATGCTTATTCACAGAATCATGCGAGCACCTGAAAAAAGAATGTTTTATATTGATATTGGTAACATCCCTCCAAATGAAGTTGATAATTTTATGCAAAAGGTTATCAATAAAATGAAAAAAGTTCCTTTTGTAGATGAAAAAACAGGTGACTATAATCTTAAATTCAATTTACAAAACATGACTGAAGATTTCTTTATGCCTGTCCGTGGTGGAGATAGTGGCACTCGTATTGAAAATCTTGGTGCGATGACTTATGATGGAACTGAAGATATTGAATATCTTAAGAACAAAATGATGGCTGCACTTAAAGTTCCAAAAGCATTTCTTGGATATGAAGAAGGAATCACGGGTAAAGCAACTTTGGCGGCAGAAGATATTAGATTTGCTCGTACCATTGAACGAGTACAAAGAATTATAATCAGTGAGTTGACTAAAATTGCTATTGTTCATTTGTATTCTCAAGGATATACTGACGCTAAGTTAGTTGATTTTAGTTTACAATTAACAAATCCATCTACTATCTTTGAAGAAGAACGTATTAGAATCTTCGGTGAAAAGTTAAATACTGCACGTGATATGGTTGATGCTAAGATGTTTTCCAAAGAGTGGATTTACAATAATATATTTAATTTATCCGAGGAAGAACAAGAAGAAGTTAGAAATGAGTTTGTAACGGATGCTAAAGAGTTTTATCGTTTAGAGGCAATTCAAAATGAAGGAACTGATCCTGCCGATCCTAACACTCCGGTAGATGCCGATGAGGATGGAGAAGAATCTTGGGGATTTGGTGATTTTGAAAAAATGAGTGATGAAGAAAAGGCACGTGTAAAAGAAAGAGACAAAGAAATCAAAAAAAGGAAAAATGCCGATAAAAAGTACGATCATCCGGATAATAAACCCATGGGACGTGATCCACTTGGAAGGGATGAGCGAAAAGTATCCGGTAGATCTTGGTCAGAAAGTCCTTTAAAATTAGAATCTGATTTAGAAAGACTTGATAAGTTTTTAGGTAAAGTTCCTAAAAAAAATGCAAAGCAAAATAAAAAAATAATATTAGAAAAAGATAAAACAAGCTTAAAAGATGAGTTAAAATCAATTATAAAGGAAGACTCTAAATAATAATTTAATTTAACGAATACTAATATTTTTTAAATAAAATAATAATAATAATATTTATATTCATATTTATGTGTGTATATACTTAAAAATAAAATAAAAATTCACGTGAAAAAACTTAAACACAGTAAATTTAAGAACACAGGTATTCTGTTTGAACTACTTATTAGACAAGTGACGGCTGATATATTAGATAACAAAGATTCTCCTGCAAATAAGTTGGTTAAAAAATACTTCTCTGAAAATACTGATTTAGGCAAAGAACAAAGATTGTATCAACTTCTAATGGAAGAAACTGTAAAAACAGAAGGGGCTGCAAATAAATTATTAGATGCGGCCGTATCTGAGCATAAAAAATTAGATAGTAATTCACTTTCTAGACTTAGGTATGAACTTGTAAAAGAAATGAAAGATGTATATCCAATAGATGACTTCTTTCGTTCAAAAATTAGAAACTACAAAACATATGCAAGTATTTTTAAATTATTTGAGGGAAGTAAATATGATGTATTTTGTGACCCTCGTGAGATTGTAGAATCTAAGTTTACGATAATTCAAGGTTTATGTAATGATAAACCAAATTCAGATTCAAATATTAATGAACTTGAAAATTATGCAAAACATAATGAAGATTTACGACTTATTTCATACAAACTCTTGGTAGATAGATTTAATGACAAGTATAGTGAACTTAATGAAGATCAAAAATTGTTACTTAAAAATTACATCAATAATATTTCTAACACAAATAGTTTACGGGAGTATATAGATAATCAACTTCCTGTAATTAAGAGTAAGATTTCTAAACTTAGCAAAAACATTGATGATGATGTTGTTAAGATTAAACTCAAAGAAGTTATTTCACAACTTAACAAAGTAAAAGAGGGTAGGGTTGTTAAAGATTCTCAAGTTTCTGCTGTATTAATGTCATACGAATTAATAAAGGAACTTGAAAAAAATGGACAATCAACATAATACTCTAAAGTCTTTAATTAAAAGTATAATTGAAGAAGTTCTTGAAGAAGAAAAAGAACTAACCGAAGTAAATACTACTGCAAACATTCAAGGTTATCAAACTCCTCACGCATTTGATAAAAGTGAAGATGAAGATGGTCATGCAAAACGAATCAAGGATAATGCAGAAGTGTTTGACTATAAATCTACTAAAAATGAAAAAAGCAATACCGTTAATTTGAAAGAAGGTCGTAGTTTATATCATTTATATAGAGATCATCCTGATTTAACTCCTAAGCAAAAAATCGGAGTTACTATGAGACATATCAATAAAAGTTTAACAGAGGTAGAAAAGTTTTTAAATGTCGCATCTAAGTTTAAAAATGAAAATAATGTGTCAAGTACATCATATTGGAAAACCACAAGTAAGTATTTGTTAAAGTTGGATGAAAAAATGCAAAAAATACATCGTAAACTTAAAGAATTAAAATAAATTGAAATGAATATAGATTTTAAAGATTTGGAAGACAAAGAAGAAGTTGATCCTGCATTATTAGATTTTAAACATTGTATAAAAAAATTTGCAGTATCCGCAAAAAACTTATCCAAGTCATCAGATGGTAAAAAATTACCAACCGAACATTGGGAACAAATTGTAAATTTGATTAAAAAGTCAAAAATAGCAATTTCTATGATTGAACTCGGTATTGATGATTTAGAAAGTTATAGGGATGCATCTGAACCCGATGATGTAGAACTTAAAAAAACTGGACCTATTACAAAAATGGACGACACAGAACCAACAACATCGGATGATTCTTCTTCAGATAGTTCGTCCAAAACTGAACCACCAAAACCTAAAAAAGAACCAGATGAAAAAGACGATGAAGAAGATGAAGAAAATGTAACAGAAGATGCAAAATCGAAATCTCAGCAAAGATTATTCGGAATGGTTCATGCGTATAACAAAGGAGAATTAAACTCTAAAGATGTAGATCCTGATTTACTTTCCAAAATTAAAAAAATAGCAAATGGTATGGACGACAAAGATGCCAAAAAAATTGCAAAAACTAATCACGATGATCTTCCAGAAAAAGTACCAACTGATGAATATAGTGATACATTAAATCATTTAGGTATATTACTTTCTGAAGAAAATTTTGATAAAGTAGAAGGAACGGAAACTGGATTTATCGTAGAAAAAGATGATCGTAAATTTACGATTGAGTTTGATCAAAACTTTTATATGAAGTCAGATAATTACAATTTTGAACTTGGTGATGATTATGATTTAATGGAAGTAGTTGATACTTTTAAAAGTTTAATACGACATTCTGATAGAATTTTAAAGAAAGAATACGAGACTTTGATTAAATAATTCCTTAGAAAAACTCTAATAAATAAAAAATATGTATATACTTATTTAATAATATGGGAAAGAAATTATTAGTTACTACAATGCCGTTTGAATTCACACGTGAGCAGATAAGTGAAAGCATAGAACAAAATGATGGACGTCTAATTGTTCAGGGTATTCTTCAAAAGGCGTCAGAACAAAATCAAAATGGTCGTGTATATGAAAGATCATTACTTGAAAGAGAAGCAACTAAGTATAACGAACTAATTAGTGATAGAAGAGCACTTGGTGAACTTGACCATCCTGAGAGCAGTGTTGTTAATTTACAAAATGT